CCATTATTTTAGCTCCGTCAGCCCCTTCAATATTAGAATAAGTAAGAAGAGGATTGTACAACAAAGGGAAATGCTCGCGGTAGCGCAAATCTCCTAATGGGTAGGCTTGAATAATAGCATTCATATTAGCCTGAGAAAACTCGGTAATAATGTTGTTTGCGTTGATATTCATCTGCTTTTAATTTTTAAGTTATTAAATGAATGAGATACGAGGCAAAGCGGTGCGTAGGAATGCCACGCCTGCTTTTTCTTTGTCGGGTAGCGCGTCTTTGCGTGCTGTTCCTGCCATAACGACTGCTACAAGTGGCATATCGTCAATAACTACATCGTGAGCGGTTAGCCCCAATGCTCCTGCAGTATTGGTTTGTGAAAGTGTTTCATTCACCACCTTAAACGTACCATCGGTGTGAGGCACTAAGAGCGTCCCAGCGGGTACTACGCCGTCAGTGAAGCGTGCCTTGGCACTGGTAGGGTCTATTTGTACTCCCCCAGGGTAGGTAGCGTCCACTTGGTCAAATATGACTATTTGGCGACCTGCTTTGTCTGAAATTTGGACTTGTTTCATAAGTGTTTACTGTTTTTTGAAAGTTTCGTTAATATACGCTTGTACATCGGCAGAAACGCCATTGTTGTCTTTTCCTGCTCCTAATACCGAACCTGATAGCGATGATAGTTGTGTGTTAGTCTGTGCTTGCAAAAACGCTTGCTCATCGGCTTTTAGTTCGTTTACAAAGGCATTCATTTCTTCATCGTCTTTGAAAGTACGCCCTAAGTGGTGTTTGTAGAATGTTTCTGATACCCCCTGCGTTTTGAGTTGGTTTAGGAAACGTTCTTTAGCACTTTGTTGTAGCTTCTCTTCTTGAAATGCTGCAATGGTTTCATTTTGTTTATTGACAGCTTCCACAAGGCTTTTTGCCCACTCTGGCATTTCATCAGGTTTAGGCTCTGTGGGTGGAGTAGGTGGGTTTTGAGGGTTTGGATTAGATTTAGCCCTCGCTTCTTCGAGTTCTTTTTCTAATTTCTTGCGAGCTTCCTCAGCTTTGGAAAGGCTTGTACGCCCTTTGTCTGCTACTGATTGCAATAGCTTGACTTCTTCCTCAACTCCTTTTACGGCGTTTTCAATTTCCGTATCGTCTTTAACCGCAGCCGCTAAGCGAGTAGCGATTGCTTTTAAGATGTTTTCCTCTAACCCCAAGTGCGCATACTTGGTTTTGAGAGCTTGTAGGATTTTTTCCATAAATGTACAATATTTGTTTTTGCAAAAGTAGGGGGTAAAATGTTAAGTAATGTAAGGGTGGTTTGACAATTTTTTGACATATTTAAGAGAGGCGAAAAAAGAGGTGTATTATGTAGTAATTTTGCGGTGTAAACCTTTAATTTTATAGTAAATGGAAAAGATTTTTATTAAAAACCTTAGAGGGAACGACAAGTTGCTGCATTCGATGTGTGGTAATATTATTTTTGTTGTGTCGTTTCTGATTGCTTGGCTGTGTTATTCACTATGGGAAGCCTTTGTGATTGCCGTTGGTGTGGTGCTTCTTGTAGGGCTTGGTAAGGAGTTGTACGACAAGTACATCAAGAAAACATTCATTGATTGGTGGGATATAGTAGCGAGCCTTACGCCTTACCCTATTGTTAAACGTATAAACGAAAAAAGATGATAAACTACATTTTACAAGGCTTCGGCTTCACCGGTTGGCGTGACTTTGTCCAGTCAAGTTTTGGACACATATTTTCAGTAAACTTCATAGCTGTTGATGTGGTAGTGTCCGCTTTTATAGGCTTGGTGCATTTCCTATTTGGCTTCAATCACTTATTTCTTGCCGCTTATGTGGTGCTGATACTCTTCGAGTGGTTAACGGGCGTACAGGCATCGTTTAAGCGTGGGGAACGACACGAGAGCCGCAAAATCGGGCGTATGCTGCTTAAGATACTTACTTA